CAAACAACTGGTTACTTTACAGAAGAGTTTCCTAATCCAAATGTTGCTACTTCTAATCCTTTCACTTGGTATACGAATCATGTGTATCTAACTATGAAATACAACTTTGATGAACTATCGGAACCTGTTGATGTTAAGTTTTCATTTTACATCCAGGTTGAAGTCAAAAATGTTTCATCACTGGTTAGCACAATCGGTACTTACAAGGAAATGCTTGAGGCGCAATGCCGTTTACTATCTAGCACTTTGAATTCTATTTCACCTGCGGGTGATGCTGCAGGTCGCAGTATGCCATCCTGGCGGTTTGGAGGAATAAGACCTGAAATTATGATATCATCGGCTAATGTGTTACGCTATTACAATCGTGTTGCTTCTAGGGCCTACCAGGATATGGATTCAGTTAGTGCCTTTCGAACACGATACAAAGAAGCAGTTACTATGGTTGATTATGATGCAGCATTCGGCGATACATCCACAAATATTCCAGATTGGATTACATTGATGGATGTAGCAGGGGTTACTTCTGGAATAATTCGACCATATCCGCCACCTGTAAAGTTTAGTGGCAATGGAAATACAGTAATGTACGATGCAGACGGTTTGCCAGCATCAATAGTAACTTAATCAAAATCAAAAATTGATGTTTGATTTTCTATTGCTTCTTTCAAAGCCCTGGACACTTCAAAGTCAACCAGCGCCCTACGGTTAGACCTCAGAGGATGGGGCGAAGAATCTTTGTCTTGTTTCCTAATAAGCCTAGACTCATCGACCTCTAAGTACGGAAAGTTGCCCCACAACACATAGGGGCCGATAATTTGCCTTGGTTCGCCTAAAATATCTTTGAAGTATCTAATTGACCCTACAACATTTTCAATAACCCAATACTTAGGTTGAACCTTTTCAATTATTTCTAAAGCAGCATGGAGTAAATGTAAATCTGGATTGTAGTTTTCCAATCCAACGGTCCTGGCTGCTTTTGATTTAGGAGAATTAAATCCTCCAGAAAATTGTGTACAAGGAGGTGATGCCCAAATCAAATCTATCTTAGGAACTAGCCAATTCGATTTTACATTGGCTCTAACATTGTTTACATCATCAATTACTGTAAATGGGACATTTGCCAAGAGAGGATTATTTTCAATTCTTAGAACATTCCAGGCTTCATCTTGTGCCATTGCTTCACTAGCGCCACCCATTCCGCTAAACAAATCAACCATGTGTTTCATTCTTCTTCCTCCACACATGGACACATTGGTGTTTCCCAATGGGTTAAATCATTGCAAATCTTGCAACTCATTCTAACACCTCTAATCTTTCCATAAAGTGTCCCGTACATTTGCTGTTCATGCAATAGTCCTGGGTTGTTTGCATTGAGGTATCGCATAAGTTACAATATTTCCAAACCTTTTGTCTTTTGTTTCGTTCACTCCTTAATTGGTTCCGAACCCATTCAGAGAAGTTTGATTTCTCTGATGCCAGGCGCCAAGTTTCCTCGTCTAGACTGATTAATTTCTGCCTCATCAAGTATATGCAAATCGCTCAATCGTATATATATATCGAAAAAAAAAGGATTGCCTGCGGCAATTTAGGTATGGGATAGCCCACTGCGCCCCTTTAATAGGGGTAGTAGTAATAGGGTGGGATGATGGGCGGGGGATATAGCCTGGATAATCAGGATTATAAGTGTCAAACCGGAGGCCAGGTCATGGCGAAAAATGCTGGAGATATAATTCTCAGAGATAGAATGGAGTTCGACCTGGACTCTAATGGAGATAGAACGACAGTTTACGGACGAATTGACTTATCAAGTTACATTTCCGTAACTGAGAAGAAGGGATTGGCTGTAAAGCAAATCTTCTTTCAAGTAAGAGAGCAAAACTCAACACTTCTGGATAACACGGGAGTTTGGGATTGGATGGTGGCTGATGAAGTAGCAGATGCAAGCGGTCATGTTGCAGCATTGAAGATTTACGCAACCTCCAGAGCATATGAGAATGCCGCTGATGTCGGAATTGCGAGTCCTGATGTACTATGTTTGAGGGAATACATCTCAACAACAAGTCCAGGGGACAATGGCGGAACTAATGTAGGCACTTCTTACGCTTATACAGACCGTTTCTATGGGCCAATGGATTTACACCCAGAAGGTTACACTTTAGTTTCTGATTTGCTAATTGGAGTTGCTGCTGACCGCTGGCTAGCCAACACAGATTCAACACTAGAAATTGATATTCTAATCATTGCTGAAGAAGTAAAAGTTACCCAGGAAAGAATGAACGATATGCTACAACAGGCTCAAGACCTTTGATGGGGGTCTTTAGTTGGTTAAAGGTAAAATTGTGAAGAAGGGCGTAAAGGGTGCAATCAAAAAAGCCGGAGGCAAAGCGAAACTTGGCGCTGGCGCTGTCGTTGCTGAGAGAGCGACGGATGTCATTGACAACCCGTATCTTAGTGCTGCGGAGGGTGCTCTTATTGGTGGTGCTGTTGGTGGCGTGCCGGGTGCTATTGCCGGAGGCCTCATTGGCTTCGTGCTTGCAGATGGTGAGCGAGTTACTCCTGTTGATATGATTGCAGTTCCTGCATATCAGTATTCAGCGATGCTCCAGGGCCGAGAACCTACATTCCAGATTTTCATTAAAGAAGGTGAATTGATTGCCCCTGTTTTGCCAACCGATTTTCAACAGTCTAGCATGGTAGTTGAGTCGGTTAGCGGAAAAGATCTAAACGGAAACCGGAAAAAACGCAAGTTAAATTCTTGGCAAAAATACATCAAGCAAAAGAAGAATCACATCAAATTCAAAAGTGGTAAAAACAAAGGTAAATTGAATCTTAAGGCTATGTCCAGGGCGTTCAAAAGGGGGAGGAAATAATGCCAATACTAACAATCCGTGAAACACTAACGGGAACCCTAGACCCGGATATTGACGGCGTTCAATCTTCTGGATTAGTCCAGAAGCGAATTAACTTGCCAGAAGGTAAAGCCTTCAAGATTCTTGCAATCCAGGGCTTTGATGACAATTTGGAAATACTTGGAATTAGAAATCCAGAAACGCAAAGTGCTTGCACTAGAGAAGTTTATGTTACTCCTTTTCCTATTGTGCCGACTAATATGCAGTGGGGTTTTACTTCAACTATTAGGGCAGCCTCTAGTGTTACGGGAGTGGGTTTACTAGCAGGAGATAACGCATGTCTATACAAAAGACTAGATGCAACTATGAATACATTTACTGAAGAACTACCTCAAACAACTGGTTACTTTACAGAAGAGTTTCCTAATCCAAATGTTGCTACTTCTAATCCTTTCACTTGGTATACGAATCATGTGTATCTAACTATGA